TCTAGATAATCCACCAATCATATGAATTAATCCAAAACCATAAAATCCTAAACCTGGTAAAAATTTAAAATGTACAAAATAATTTATTTTATTTTTCTTTGGATCATTTTCTTTGTAATTTCTTCTAATAGATAAAATTTTTCTTGATCCTTCTTCAATAGTTATAACATACGGAAGTTTTATGCCTGTTGGCGCTCCATCTGCTCCTATGTCTTCAAATCCTTCTATTTCACAATTAACATGACACTCTAACAGAGTATAAATATCATCTTGTTTAGTTTGTTTGACTCCTTCTATTTCTGCTTCTTTTTTTGCAATATCATCTGTTTGCATAGCAGGATCAGATAATTCTACATCTGAATAGAATCCTGACACTTGTTGTTTTCTCAAATCGTTCTCTGACATTTTTATTACATGAACGACTGCCTCCGCATCATCTAAGCTTGTAGCTGAGTAGGGTACTACCAGATCATCGGCAGGTATAAATTTAGAGACCGCCCTACCCAAAAGATCATCGTAATAGACCTTTTTAAAAGTCGACCCACTTAGAGGGAGGTAAAACAACATTTGGTCAAACTCCGGCTCATACTCTTTCATCTGGTCCATGATCTGATAATTCATAAAATCTTTAATTCTGTTTGATTGATCTTGCTTCTGTGGTGTTTGCACACCTAAGATCTGTGTTCTTACAGGTCCATCACTTGGAAGTAATTCTTTGTAAGCTTGTGCTTGAAATTGTGTTACGGCTTCTGACAATACTGGATGAGTTACACCTGATGCACCTCTAAACGGTTCTGTTCTTCTTTCGTATTTAAAACCTAAAAGATCTAAACCATTTCTATAACAATCTTCCCAATCTTTTCTTGAAGATCTATAGTCTTTGTATTCTTCTACTAACTTTGCACCTAGTGGATCTAAAATTGTATCGTCTAATAATTCTGCTAAATTTTGGTCGTGTGAACTTGATACAGGGTCAACTGCATTTGGATCAAAAGAAATTTCTGCACCGCCATCAGCAGTTTCTGTAACCTCTATTTCTTTTGGTTCTTCTTTAATGTCCTCAACGACTGTATCTACAGCCACATCTTCGACTTTTAAATCAGGTTCGTTTGGTAAACCTTTTTCTACTTCTGCCATTATTTCTCCCTACGTTGCATATTATCTATCATATTCTGGTAAACTTGCCAAGCCTTGAGAGTCCTTGTTAAGTGACCTTTTAGGTGGCGTGGTTTTTGTTAAATTTGCTAATCCACCTTCAGCCATATAACCAACACCTGGGATTGCTCCAGATCTAAGTAACTCATAATCTAACATTCCTTGAGCCTTAACTTTTGGTCTCATTTTTTGACCAACTAATTCTTGATTTTCAAAAATGTCTGTAATTTTTTGTCTTCTTAATGCATCTGATTTCATAGGGGTCATTTGATTAATAGGGACGCCAAATAAAGTTGTGTTAACAGATCGCTCACCTTCTTTTCCTAATTCTCTTTCTTGACCTTTTTCAAAAGCTCTATAATTAGTGTCTTTTTCTAAAATACTTATATTTCCATCACTACCAGTTTGTTCTGAAATTTGAGCTAGAGTATCAGTTTTTGGATCTGCAGTGTCTTCATATTTATCAGCCATCTTATTATAAATAGCTTGTGTTTTATCCATTTGTGCAAGAACATCATCTCTAGTGTAAGCCATGTCATCAGCTTCCATAGCTTTATATTGATTATAATTTTTATAAAATTCATTTTCTAATCTTACATCTTCAACATAACTTTGTGCTTTTGGATCATTACCTGCTGATCTATCCATTTCTAATTTATCCGGGTCTTGTCTGTTTGGACCAAGATAACTTAAAAAACTTCTACCCCATGCTTCTTCAAAAGGTTTACCTTTTAAATATTCATTACCTACAACCGCACCTTCAAAAAGAAGATCTAGTCCAATACCAGCAGGACCTAGAATTGCTGCTACTTTAGCCGCTCCACCAGTTCTAGCAATTCTTGTTGAAACTTTTGCAATCTCTTTCATATTTTTAGCATCTATTGAATTAGTAATTTGTTTATTTCTAAGTTTTTCTAAACCTTTATCATAACAAGTTTTTGTATTAATGCTACCACCTACAACTTTTTTTATTCTAACTTTACTTCCTTGACATCCTAATCTTTGAACCGCAACTTCAAATTTTTTTGGAGTTTTTATATTTAGTTGATCAATTTTTTTATTAGTTTTAGCTACTTGTGGTATTTTTAATTGTTCTTTAATATTCTTTTCTAATAAAGCAGGCATGTCTGTTTTTCTAGTAATTGGTTGATCGGGAGATTCAAAAAAAGGTTTTCCTTTCACATCTTTAATAGTTACATCTCCTAAATAATTTTTATATTTTTTATTAAAGTTACTTTGTAAATCTTGCATCTCTCCCATAATTTTAGATTTTTCTTTAGTAGGAGCTAACTCGTATTTCCTAGCTAACTTAAGCATTGGTCTATCATATTCAACATTTTTAATGGCAACATTAAATGTTTCTAAAGTTGGGTTTAATTTTATTAAATTAATTTCATCAGCATATCCTGCTTCTACAATAGATTTAGGTATTCTATGGTCGAAGTTTATATTATCAGCTATTTTTAATCTTTGTTTTGCTTCTGGAATCGCTCCTTTTGCAGCAGCATCAACAGCTGATAAAGCTTGTGAAAAGGCTTTTCTATATTTTGGATTAACTTTATCTTTTAAAACCCTGAGTAAACTAGCTGTTCCTAGTTTTTTCTTTCTTAGTTCTGATATTTCTTTTAAAGTTTCTTCACCTAAATCTTTATATAATAGTCTTGCAATAGGTCCTCTAATTGCTCTATCTACACCGTATTGTTTAAATAGTTTATTGTTTCTAATAAATTGTCTAATTTCATAAAGATCTTTTGCTTTTGGTTTTGTTTTTGGAATAGTTTTTCTAAACTCATTTAATAATTTATTTCTAACCGATGGATTTAAATTATATAAAACAGTTTTAAATATGTCGTTAGCAGAACTTTTATGAATACTATATCTAATAATATCAGAGTCAGGTTTTATTCCTTTTACTCTGCCAAAGCTATCTCTAAATTCATGTGCTCCTAAGAACTCTTTTTTAAAACTATCACTAAATTGAAGATTTAGTTGAGTTTTATCTGAGTTTAAAAGTTTATTAAAAATATTATTTTTTCCAAAAGTTCTATTAAAAGCTTTTTTAAATTTTTCAGGATCAGAATATCTTTTTCCATTATTCAATAACCATTTTTCTGCTTTTCTATAAAAATTTCTTCGCTCTCCATATTGTGTTTGTGCTGCTCTAATACGAGAATCTGGGTTTTTTTCTAAAGCTATATATGCTTCTCTATCGTCAAAAATATCAAATATTTCTTCAACACTTAATCCAGATTTTTTAGCAAGATATTCCATATTATCTTGTCTTCTTGTAAAGTAACCTATGTTAGCAGCATCTTTTAGGCTTAAACTTGCTAAAGGTCTAATATCATCTTTTGCATCAGCTAAAAATAATAATTCCGCCATTCTATCTAAAGCTGGTTTCTCTCTTGCACTCGCTAAACCACTTGGTCTTACTAAGTCTTGTCTAGGATATTTTTTTTGAAGTTTTTTAAGTTCTGTTCTTGCTTCTTCAAGAGTGTCGAGAGGTTTTATAGAACGAGTTTTTTGTTTACCTTTTGTTTTTCTACTTATGTAAGGTTTAAATTTTTCAGTTACTCTTCCTTTTTCTTTGCCTTTTATATTTGGATTACCCTTACTAACATACTCAATTTTTTTAATTCCAGATTCAGGATAAGTAATTCTTTTAAAAGTGTTTGGTCCAGTTTTTATAAAAGATTTACCATCAATTTTACTTTTTAATCTTTCAAGTATAGATTCAAATTCATTTGCCATTACTTTTTCCTAAACATTGTTACTAGACCACCTTTTGCATAACCTTCGTTTGCTTCTTCTATCGCGTCAATATCAGGGTCTGGTTGTTCAGCCATGTCTAATCTAGATTCTGCTTGATCAATTCTTCTTTGACCTTTTGTATATTTTGTTTCTCCTGTGCCTTTTGCATAACCTTCTAACTGTGTAGAGTTACCACCTAAGATATCATCTACATCATTTACAATCGCACCATCTACATC